AGCACCCATTAGTTTCCCTTCTCAAAAGACCAAACCCAACTCAAGCTGGTGTGGAATACTTCCAAAGCTTATATTCTTACTTGTTATTGTCTGGTAATTCATATGCTCTGGCCAGCGCAATAAATCAAATGCCTAACGAATTATATTTATTGCGTCCTGATCGTATTGAGATTGTTCCAAGTGAAACCACTGTACCAAAATCATATAAATATAAGTTAAACAATAAAACAGTTGCTAATTATGAAGCTGACCCAATGACAGGTCAGAGTGAAGTAAAGCATTTTAAGATGTGGCATCCATTAGATGATTATCTTGGTTTATCACCATTAATGGCGGCGGCTGTAGATTTAGACGTTCACAACATGATCGCAACACATAATGTTGGATTATTAACTAATGGTGCAAGGCCATCAGGTGCTATTGTGTTCAAACCAAAAGACGAAATGGGCGCTCGTATAGAGCTAACAGATTCACAGCGTAAACAAGTCAGCGATGATTTAGGGCAACGCTTCACAGGCCAAAAGAATGCAGGGCGGCCAATGTTGCTTGAGGGTGATTTCGATTGGAAAGAGATGGGCATGTCTCCAAAAGATATGGATTTTCTACAGCAAAGGAACACAGCGGCTAAAGATATTGCCCTTTGTTTCGGTGTTCCTTCACAACTCATTGGCATACCTGACAGCCAAACATATGCAAATGTTCAGGAAGCAAGGTTGGCTTTATATGAGGAAACAATTATTCCTTTAGCTAAACGTGTTGAGAGTGACCTGAATGAGTGGTTAGCACCTAGCTTTGGTGACAATATACGCATTGAATATGATATTGATGGCATCCCAGCTATGACTGAACGCAGAAAGCGCATATATGAAAACGTGGTCGCGGCAGTACGCGAAGGTATTATTAGTCGAAATGAAGCGCGTGAAAGAATTGGCTTAGAACCTATAAGTGGTGGTGATGAAGTATTCATAGCGGCCAACTTATTCCCATTGGGTGGTGTTGAGGTTGCACAAGATGAAGGGCTAGAACCTGAAGATGCGGCCAAGCAAGCTTATGGAACAAAATCAGAAGTTCGCAAAGATGTTTTCACAACAGAAGCTGAAGCAGTTGAAAGAGCTGTTGAAATAGGTTGTGTAGGCTCACACAGCCATACAGAAGACGGACAGATCATTTATATGCCCTGCAACACCCATTCAGAGTATGAAGACGCTACAGGTGAGGATTTAAAAGATGCTGAAGGTAAGGCTGAAAGTGATGTTGATACTGTTCCAACATCAGCAATGGCCAGAAATGGGCGCAGAGCGCTTGATTTAAGAAAAGAATATGGCCGTGGAATGACCCCAGTGGGAGTGGCTCGTGCAAATCAATTAATTAACAAAGAAAGATTATCACCAAGAACTGTCAGGAGAATGCACAGTTTCTTTAGTCGTCATGAGGTCGATAAAGAGGCAGAAGGTTTTAGGCGTGGTGAGGAAGGTTGGCCAAGTGCTGGTTTAGTCGCGTGGTTAGGCTGGGGTGGTGATGAAGGTCAGAGCTGGGCAAAGCGTAAAACTGCTGAACTGGATAAAGAAAGATCAAAGGCGGCTAAATAAAAAAAGGGGGCTTAATTGCCCCCTCATCTTATTTCGGTCTATCGAGTATTAATATTCTGCCCTCATCAACTTTCTCATAAACAAAATCCATATCCCTCATTGCATCAGCATCTTTTTTTTCTGATGCTTTTAGGTAATCTGCATTAAGTTCATTTAGATCATCCCAAGTAACAAATTTTTTCATTAACAATTTATGTGGCATTTAAATGTTCCCTAAATAATGAATGATATGTGGCAAATGCAGTACGCCATATACAAAAGCTATAATTACTGCTGAATTTATGATAAGGTGTTTGTAATCGAGTGATTTTTTCATTTGGTTTCTCTCCCTGTTTGACTAGCCCCCTTCTTATCGAGGGGGGCTTTTTTAATTTATTTATAAACTTTAACCAATGTTCGGTAATGGGCGCGCTGGATATTGTAACCACCAGCGATGATTGTATCGATTGATACGCGCTTCTGACCAGCTTCTGTTTGAACTTCAAAGTAACCATTAAAGCCATCATTGCTAAAAATAACTTCACCACTATCTACATTTGTGATTTGAGCCTTAACAAGTTTATTAGAAATGCTTGCGTTACGTCTGGCTATTTTACTATCAACATGCTTGTTTGCTTTTTCAGTAATTGAAGCATCATTATAATATCCACAACCAACAATCTCATACATACCCTTGCCGCCAGCAATGGCATAAAGAGTTTCATAATAATCATAATCGTTAGTTCTATACAATTCTTTAGCTTCATCTTTAGCTTCATATTCTTCAAGTGCTTTCTTGCGGTCAAAAAAGAATTTGATTTCTTCCTTACGAAATTGCTCATCGAATTTTGCGAAAGCTTCATCAAGTTTAGAGATGATTGAAGTGTAAGTTTTATTTTCAGTATGTAACATTGTGTAAGTCCTTTGATTAACATTTGATGTAATAACTAATAAAGCACAGGTAATATGCTGTCAACAATTTATTTACAAATAGTTTGATTTATTAATGTAAACTTGGAGTTGATTGCTGATCTCTTATAATTTGTGCATCAGTAAATCTTTTTTCTTTTCCATTTAACCAATACACACCAAACAAACTATCACTTGGGTCAAAAACATTTACCCTTTTTGATATTTGCATATATATACCAAAACAGGCATATAAAGTTATATATTTACCCTTATTTTCAAGTGAAGCTTTTCGGGCGTTTTCTTTTGCGTTAATTTCATTTTTACCAGCAAATATCATTTGAGTTCTCCTTAGTTTAACTAACATTTGATATAATAAGTATTAAAGCGTAGCCAATATAGTGTCAACAATTTATTTACATAATAATAGAAATAGACCAAAAAAGTTATTAATGGTATAAAAAGCTATGACATTTCCAGTATTTATCAAAGCCAGCAAGACTAGAGTTTCCATTGCAAAGGAAATTAAAGAGGTCAATCGCCTTAGAATGCAGTTTGAAAGGTCTATGACAAGTCGCCTGATGCTTGTGTTTAAGCGAACAGGGAAATCTGCATCAGCGGAATACATGCGCTCTGGGGATATTTATCAAAGCTTAATACCGCTAGAAAATGATCTAAGGAAAGTATTTGAAGCCAGCTATAGAGCTGTAATCGAGAAATTTGCAGATAGGGTTTACACAAATCGTAAGGCTGACAGGTTCAGCCAGTTGGTTTTTGATTATACGTTTATGAATGCTGGAGCTAAAATAACTGGGATTGCCGAAACTACAGGTAAACTTATCAATAAAGCTATACTTGATGGGGAAAAAGAAGGTTTAGGTGCATCAAAGATAGGGAAACTTATACAAGAGCGAACATTTGGAAGCATTGGTAGGTCTAGGGCTGTCACTATTGCCAGAACGGAAACTCATGCGGCGGCTTCATTTGCAACTGATACAGCTACAAGAGAGCTTGCATTACCAGCCCAACGCAAAAGATGGGTTTCAGTCTCTGATGCTAGGACTAGGACAGGTCACAGCGCCGCAAATGGTCAGGAAGTTGGTATAGATGAGAAGTTTTTAGTGCCATACAAGGGTGCTACTGTTGAAATGTCATATCCACATGATGGCTCTGGCGGCGCTGGTAACAACATAAATTGCAGATGTTTGGCTATTTATTTCACAGATGAGGATGCATTGTTTGATGATGCAACACCTGTCACACCAGTAGCGCCTGTTGTACCAGTACCACAAGTACCTGTTGCACCAGTTGACCCTATCAACATAAGCCCATTTAAGACTTATGCAGTAACCAATACATTCAAATCACCAGTAATAGACAGTTACAACAATGAGAGCTTCCCAGTCATGAAGCCCAAAGAAGCATATGATAGATTGAGGAAAGACTTAAAAGAAGCATCTGAGAATGTTGGATATAATTCAGTGCCATTATTTCAAGGTGTTAAGACTACACAATATGGCAGAATGTATGGGAATTTTCAAAATTTAGAAGATGACGTAATAAAAATGATGGCTGTTATAAATACAGAACTTAATTATTTTTCAGATTTTTTAGAAATACCAAGGATGCGTGGGTATAATTTAGGCGCTGGAAGAGCCATAGCGTCACAGGGCGATGGCGTAATGAATATTAATCCCGAATATTTTGCTCGATTTGCAAAAGATATGCGTGACCCAACTGACCCAAAAATTGTTAGTAAAAAACTTTCTATCATAGATAAGGAACTTGTTAGTATAAGTGATGAATTGATAATTCTTAGCCGCGAAAGAAATAAACTATTAGACGATAGAGATGCTGGGATTTTTACTACTGCCCAAATTTTTGACAGATTAGAAGCAATAAAAGCTGAAATTATGCTCAAAAATCAAAGAAGGGTAGATTTAAGACAAAATGGGCGTAATTTAGAAAAATATGAAAAATTTGATAACTATACTATAGGTGGCGCAAAGCCATACACATCAGAAAAGTATTTTAATAATGGTTTAGATCACATGAGGTCTACAATGTATCATGAATTTGGCCATCATATTCATCAATACCTTAAAGCGCAAATTACATCAAACGGGCATTTAGTTGGAAGGCCAACTGAAGCTAAAGTAAAAAAGTATTTTTTAAGTAAGTTCAAATTTAAAAAGAAAAGAGAAAAAATCTTTTCAACACGCTATGCAGAACAAGATGCTTACGAATGGTTTGCTGAACAATTCAGCTTGTTCGCAATGAATAGAAAAGATGATTTAGTAACGACAGAGTTTTTAGAATTGTTGGAGGAATTATTTAATGGCAAAAAATTTAGATAAAATAAACGATATATTGGCAAAAGATGAAAATATAACAAAAGATGATTTTAAAGAAATACAAAGATTATTTCCTTTATTAGATTATAGAGAGCAGGGTATAGAAAGTATTATTATGGGAAAATTAGAAAGACTTTGGCTTTCAAAACTAATAGACTTTAAGCCAACACAACTAGCCTTTGACCCGTAATGGTGTTATGTGTTAGATTGTAGGCAATAATTTGGAGTATTCTATGCCATTACCAAAACCTAGTTTGGGGGAAGATCGACAAAGCTTTATTGATCGCTGTGTTGGTGATGACAAGATAACAAGTGAATATACGGGCAATGATCAGAGGATTGCGGTTTGTATCAGTCAGTTTGACGAGGGCAAAAAAATGACAGATGAGGTCGGTGTTGATCTTGATCACCAAGTTGAAGATCATGAAATCAAAAGTGAACAAATAGATGTAGCGTTTGAATACAAGACGGATAAGGATGAGGAAGCTCAAGGCGTTTTCTCTGGTTATGGTTCTGTATTTGGTAACAAAGACCTTGGTAATGACATTGTTGTCGAAGGCGCATTCGCTAAATCAATTGGAAGAAAAGGCGCTAAAGCCGTAAAACTTCTCTACCAACACAAACAAGATGAGCCAATTGGCGTATTTGACGAAATCATTGAAGATAAACGTGGTTTAAAGGTCAAAGGGCGCTTGGCAATGGGTACACAGCGTGGCCGTGAAGTTTATGAGCTAATGAAGATGGGCGCGCTAGACGGGCTTTCTATAGGCTACAAGGTTGACCCAAAAAGTATTGAATATGATGATAAGGGCAAACGCCGTTATTTGAAATCCGTCGATTTGATGGAAATTTCTGCTGTCACTTTCCCAATGAACCCCCGCGCAAGGGTTCAGGCGGTTAAAGGCACAGATCGCACCATTCGGGAGTGGGAGGAAGTTCTACGGGATGTAGGAAACCTTTCACGGAATGAGGCAAAGGCGGCGGCATCAGCCGTTACCAAGGCACTAGAACAGCGGGATGCTGTGAAAGAGGAACAGCCTAAAGTTCTCGAAGCGTTAGACCGCTTTACTAACATCCTTAAATCCTAATTCTACGGAAGGAAAATAAAATGACAGAAGAAGTCAAAACAGCCGTAGACGCTATGGCAACGGCATTTGAAGAATTCAAATCAGCCAATGATCAGCGTCTTGCGGAAATCGAAGCTAAAGGTTCTGCTGATCCTTTAACTGAAGAAAAGTTAGCAAAAATCGAAGGTGATCTTGATCGCTTTGAGAATGTTAACCAGAAGCTTGTGCAACAGCAAAAACATGCTGAAGGCTTTGAAGCTAAGTTAAATGAAATCGAAACACTTTTAAAGCGCCCAGCTAATTTCATGGAAGCTAAAGAAGTAGACCTTTCATTGAAAGCATGGGACAATTTCATGCGTAAAGGCGAAAGCCAAATGGACCCAATGGAGCTTAAAGCTTTAACTGTGGGTACAGCGGCAACTGCTGGTAACTTAGCCCCTGCTGAATATGTTGAAGAGCTATTGAAGGTGATCACTGAGATTTCCCCAGTACGTTCTGTTGCTCGTATTCGTCAAACTTCAAACAAAGAAATTGAAGTTCCAAGCCAAACTGCATCATTTGCGGCGGCTTGGACTGCTGAAGGTGGTACTCGTTCAGAGACAACTGGATATACAACTTCTTTGAATGTTATCCCAACACACGAAATGTATGCTCTTGTAGATATTTCTGGTCAATTGCTTGAAGATAGCGTGTTTGATATTGAAGCTGAAATGAACTCTGAATTCGCTGAACAGTTTGCAAAAGCTGAAGGCGCGGCGTTTGTCTCTGGTAACGGCACAAACAAACCAACAGGTATCGCTGATGGCACAACAGTAGCACACCAAGCAACAGGTGCGGCTTCTGCGGCTATCACAACAGATAACCTAATGGATTTGGTACACGGCTTAAAAACAGATTATGCAAGCAATGCAACATTCTTGATGAACCGTTCTACGCTAGGTGCAATCCGTAAGCTGAAAGATACTGCTGGTCAGTACATCTTCCAAACTGGCTTCTCTGGTCAATCTGGATTGCCAAACACAATATTA